GACGCTCAGCAAAGGATTATTCGACAGATGGCAAATCAACCAATCGGCAGCAGCGTAATCGTTACCGAATCGGAGCACGACAAGTTCGAGCAAGCAGCAAAGGCTGGCTTGGTTCAACGTTGCTTCCAAGGCAACATCCATCGCACCAAGGCACCGACTGCCCAAGGTGATGCAGAGTTTCGCAATGTCGGATTGTACCGACTTGCCGAAGAATGCGTTCGACGAATGGGTATCGACCCATTGAAGCACACAAAGGGCGACGTAGCACGCATGGCGATGGGTCACGCAGGGACGTTCAATCGCCTCCGCGTTCGTCGATCCGATGCGTATCACACGACCGGATCATTCCAGAACATCCTGCAGGATGCCGTCAATAAGACGCTTCGAGCGGCTTACGACGAAGCACCATTCACTTGGGCTTTGTGGGTTCGCCAAGCGGCCAGCGTTGACGACTTCAAAGCGATCAACCGGTCGCAGCTTTCCGAGTACCCAAACTTGGAAATGGTTCCAGAGGGCAAGGCATATCCCGAAAAGGGATTGAGCGATCAAAAGAAGTCGTACAAGGTTGACAAGTTCGGTGCGGAATTCTCAGTCACTTGGGAAACCGTCATCAACGACGACCTCGACGCACTTTCCCGCATCCCTTCGATGCAGGGGCAAGCCGCTCGACGCACTCAAGAGCGAGTTGTTTATGACACCTTCTTGAGCAATCCAACGATGCCGGATGGTTTCGCGTTGTTCTCTGCTTCTCACCCAAGCGGACGCAACATCACCAACACGACTCCAGCGGCCCCGAGCGTAACAACGCTCAACGAAGCATTCCGCTTCATGAGCTTGCAGACTGGCCTTAATGGGTCGATCCTCAACCTCTCGCCAAGAGTGTTGCTAGTTCCGCAGAACTACGCAGCAAGTGCATTGGAGTTGGTTAACAGCCAATCCTACGCACAGAGCAACGGGAATGAGGGTGTGGTGAACATCTACGGCGTCAATGGCGTTCGACCGTTGCAGGTCGTTGCTACGGCGTTGCTCGATGCGAACAGCACGACCAATTGGTACGCAATCGCTGATAACTCTCAAGTCGACACAATGGAACTCTCGTTCTTGAGTGGCGAAGAGGCCCCAGTACTTGAGAACGATTGGGACATGAGCCGAGACGTCTACCTCTACAAGGTACGGCAGACCTTCGGGTGTGCGGTGATCGATCATCGCGGAATCTTCGGTAATCGCACCTAGTCGATTGACTGATTGACACACAGCCCTAACTCGATTGGGTTGGGGCCTTTTTTTCAAACGAACAAACAAAGCAAAGGAATTGATGATGAGCGATATTCGAGACTTCCAGATTTTCTACGACGACTTCAATGGAGCCGTTGCAACGCTTCCCACATCGGCAGATCCAGCCACCGCTTGGCTAGTCGACGACACTTCCTCAGCGGGTGCGCCGACCTACACGAAGGGCACTTCGGAACTTACCGTTACCTTGGCGGCTACCAGTGAAATTGAAAACGTTTGCCCTCACTTCAACGACGCGTTGGACTTCGACATCGACTTGATCCAGCGGATCGAGATGCGAGTGAAGATCGGTGCAGCAACCTTCACCAGCGGATCGATCCTCTGCTTTGGTGTTGGCTCGGCACGCAACGACACAGCCGACAGCGTAGCGGCTAACGCATGGTTCCGCATGGAAGGTGCGAACAGCACGACTCTCGTTTACGTCGAGACTGACGACGGAACTCGGGACAATGACGACGTTTCCACCGGGACGACCTTGGGCACGACCTATAAGGAATTCGTGATCGACTTCACTGGCGGAAAGCAAGACGTCAAGTTCTACATCGATGGACGCCGAGTCGCAACCGGCACGACCTTCGATATGAGCGGCTATAGCTCTGGCTTGCAGCCGATCATCCAACTACAGAAAGCCGCGAATACCAACGTGGATTCTGTTGTTGTTGATTACGTCAAGGTCACTTGCAAGCGAGCCTAGCAAGTGACACTGCACGACCTGATTAAGCAAGATGCCGAGAGCGTATTTTGCAACGCTGATGACTTCGCGGAATCGATTGTTTACTATAAACGTAACGGTCGATCCAGGGAGATAAAGGCAGTTGTGATACGCGAAGCACTCGGCGTCTTGCCGGAAGATGGAAATGTTGTTTACCCTCTATTCGAGGTGCACGTTGCCAACGATCAGTCGAGCGGAATTGCAAGCGACGAAATAAACTTAGGCGGGGATGAATTAGCGTTCCCGAATCGCGTAGGTGAAGCACCGAAGCGAAGATCGATACTGAAACTGCTGAGTCACGACGAAGGGATGCTAGTTTTAGAATGCCGGTAGCAGTTGTCGAATCCATAGCACTCGAATTGAAATCGCGTCTCGATGCGATGATTGGGGCCAATGGCTACCAAACTGAAATTTGCGAGGTGCAAAGACCGGCCAGATTCGCAGACTTCACACCGCGAAACAATCAGATCGTTTTGACGCAAGGGCAGCCGGAAAGAGTGCCTGAACTTGACAGGCCAGGCGAGCCTCCATCAAACGCATACCGGCAGCAGTTCTTGATTCATTGCCATGTAATGCAGGACGAGCGAAACACTGACGCTATCGATTCGCTTCTCAATGCGTTTCATGCCGACATTGTCAAGGCGGTCGCGTCGGGTTCCTCGACGTGGCACACCTTCGGCGGTTACGCAACGGACGCACAGTGGCAGACGGTCAATTACATTCAAGCCGATGGCGGGATGGATGGATTACAGATCCCATTGAACATCACCTACCGCGTTAGCGAAGACGACATGACGGAGCTACGAGCGTGATAAAAATATCCATCGACGCGAAGTCACTCAAGCAAATGAAACGCAATCTCGGACACTTCCAAGTCCACCTTCCGAGAGTGCTTTCAACGGCGGTCAATCGCACCGCAAAGAGCGTGCGCGTTGAGGTTGCTCAAGTTGTCGGAAAGATGATTAACCTCAAGTTGTCTTCGATGAACAAGGGCAACAGCAAGCCGATAAGCAAAGCGGCAACGCTAAAGAAAACCATACGCCAAAAGAACAAAGCAGTACCAAAGCGAGCCGAGGCGACCATCGGACTATGGGAGGGCTATCCATTCCCCGCGAAGTACCACGAAGCCAAGACGTATACCCGAAAGCGAAAAGGCAAAGTTAAGTCCAGCGGCGTGGTCTACAAGCCAGACATGGGCGGCGGGTGGACTACGGTTCTCGACGGCTTTATCTCTCGCAATTGGAGAGGTAACGTATACACAGCCGACGAAACCAATCGACGAACGCTTCGACAGGTCAAGGGCAAGAAGACTGGAGACTACTACATCCGAGGCGGTATAGGCAAGGTTGCAGAAAACAAGGCAAGGGAGCGACTCCCAATCGAAGTCAATCGCCGTTTGCGTGACGTTATACTGGCGGCACAGGGTAAGATTAAACTAAGAGCATTGAACCAATAAAGGAATAAAAATGACGCTATTGAAACGCAAGCGAGTATTGGCAGCATCAATCGAATCGACTCCAGGAACAGCAATGAGCCTTACCGGATCAGATGCGGCTTTCAACTGCTATGACATCGCAATACAAACGGAGACGGAACTAGAGACTCGAGAGGGTCAAGCATCATTCGGGATGCGAGCGAGCGTTCCGGGAGGTTATCGCGGCAAGGTGACATTCAAGCACGACGCGTCTTGGGATGGCACAGCAACCGAGCCTAGCTGGGCAGATACTTTCCTCCCGGCTTGCGGATGGGTGAAAAGCGGCCAAGTCTTTACGCCGCGAACTGAAGCACCGGGGACGAACGTCAAGACTCTGACGATTGGCGTCTACATCGACGGGATGCGAAAGTTGCTACGAGGTTGCGCTGGAACGTTCAAACTGAACTGTCCAACTGGACGATCAGCGTTTTTCGAGTTTGAGTTTACCGGAGTTTGGGCGAGTCCAACAGATACAGCGATCTTGGCACCAAGTTATCCTACCGCTCAATCGCTTCGCTTTGCATCCTCGACGACGACATGGAACAGCGTTGCATTGGGCGTTGAAAACATTACGCTTGACAGCGGGAACACGGTCATCCTACGCGAAGACCCTTCGGACGTTTCCGGTTTCCTTGCCGGTCTAATCACTAATCGAGTTATTAGGATCACAGGCAACCCTGAGTCCAAGTTGGTTGCGACTCAGGATAGATACGGTAAACTGCTTGACATGTCGGAGCATTCGCTAACGTGGTCGCTTGATGGGCCAACGAACAGCGTCATGACGTTCACGGCACCCAAGGCTCAAATCATCAGCCTGCAAGAAGCAGACCGGGAAAACTTGGTTGTCGATGAAATCGAGTGGCAAGCCAATCGAGATGGAAACAACGTTGACCAAGAATGCTCGATCACGTTTACAGCCGCAACCTAACAGGATAATCGATGCCTATTTTTCTTGAGCCAGATCAATCGTTTGAAGTGTGTCTCGATGTTGACCAGATCAAGCCCGTCGAGACGCGGCCAGTATTCGTTTGTTTATCGCAATCGATGCGAGGGCAGCGTAGCATACTTCAAGCGGTTGACATGCTCGACGAAAAGCACTCGATAGACCAGATATTCGATGCAACATTCAGCGAATTAAAGCGGGTTGTTGTCGGATGGAGGAATGTAGAGCGTCCGTTTGTTGTCGATGACCTTGATAACCTATTGACGTACCGAGAGGCGAGAGAGTTGCTTATCAAGGTGGCGTACAATCAGCGAAT